CGACGCCGAGAGCTACGTCGTCACCGAAGGTCACGGCCGAACCGTCCACGAATGGCGAGCCAAACCATCGAAACCCGACAACCACTGGCTCGACTGTGCGGTCGGCTGCGCCGTCGCCGCGTCGATGGTCGGCGTGAAAGTGCCGGGCGAGAGCGCGACCACCCGCCGACGGAAGCGGTATACACAGGAAGACCTGAGAAGGCGCGTGTCATGACCGACGAGAGCGCCCGGAAGCGATGGCCTCCGGCCGACAACAAGCAAGGCGTGGTGTGTCCGAAGTGCGGATGCGCCCACCTGCCGGTCTTGAACACGCGGCGTTCGATGGGCCGGATCGTTCGTTACCGCCAGTGCCGACACTGTGGTCGGCGGGTCACGACCTACGAGGTCACGCCGTCGAAGCTCGCCGACGTGACCGAATGAAGGCCCGGAAATCGGGAGCGAATGACAGATATGGCACAATCTACCGTCGAGAGCCGGAAGGCCCTTCGCGGGGTGCGGCTTCGGCGGTAGTGTGAGAGCAGACAACCAGGACGCGCGGCGTGCCGGCTGATCCCCGGCGCGAAGCCACAGACGAAGGCCATGCGGGGCCGCATACCCGGCATGGCCTTTTCTGTTGGGCCGCGCGACTGGTTGCCCCGGCTTCGTCCGGGCTTACAGCGGGAAGAGCCCTGGTGGGCTGTCGGGCCTCATACGCCCGACGTGGCCGGTTCGACTCCGGCTCCCGCAATTGAGGTGACACATGGCGGACGACTTGAAAGACGCAATCAAGCAGAACGCGGAAGGCCCGAAGCAGGCCAGCGCCGACGGCGTAAGCGCGCAGCAGCATTCGCTGGCAGACCAGATCGCCGCGGACAAGTACCTGGCCGGCAAGGACGCGGCATCGCGCAACCCGGCCAAGGCGTTTACGCGGGTCAAGATCGTGCCGCCGGGGACGGTATAACGCATGGGACTGTGGCCCTGGACAAAGCGGAAGAAGGTCAAAGCTTCCGGGCAACTGCTGCTCGTGCGGGCGAAGTTCGACGCCGCGCAGACCACGCCCGACAACCGCAAGCACTGGGCGAATGCCGACCATCTCTCTGCCGATGCGGCGGCCTCGCCGCAGGTCCGGCGCACCCTTCGCAACCGTGCCCGCTACGAAGTGGCAAACAACGCCTACGCCCGCGGCATCGTGCTCACGCTGGCCAACGATGTCATCGGCACCGGCCCGCGGCTCCAGATGCTCGCCGACTCGGCGGAAGACAACCGCACGATCGAAGCGGAGTTCGCGCGGTGGGCGAAGGCAGTCGGTCTGGCCGAGAAGCTCCGCACGATGCGGCAAGCTCGCGCGCAGGACGGCGAAGCCTTCGCGCTTCTCGTCAGCAACGCGCGCCACGACTCGGCCGTCAAGCTCGACGTGCGGCTCATTGAAGCCGACCAGGTGACCACGCCCAACCTCTCATTCGCCAAGGACAACGCCGTCGATGGGATCGTGCTGGACGAGTTCGGCAATCCCGTCGAGTACCACGTCCTCAAGCAGCATCCCGGCGGCGAAGCCGCTTCCGCCGGCACGCAGTACGACCGCTTCCCTGCCGTGAGCGTCATTCACTGGTTCCGCGCCGACCGGCCGGGCCAGAGCCGCGGGTTGCCGGACATCCTGCCGGCGCTGCCGCTGTTTGCGCAGCTACGTCGCTACACGCTGGCGGTCATCGCCGCGGCCGAGAGCGCGGCCAACATCGCCGTGCTGATGAAGACCAACGCGCCCGCCGGCGGCGAAGCGGCCGAGGTCGAGCCCATGACCGAAATGGAGTTCGCCCCGAACATGGCCGTCTTCACGCCGGAAGGCTGGGAACCGTCGCAGGTCAAGGCCGAGCAGCCGGCGACGACCTACGACATGTTCAAGCGGGAGATCCTCAACGAGATCGCCCGCTGTCTGAACATGCCGTACAACATCGCGGCCTGCAACTCCAGCGGCTACAACTACTCGTCGGGGCGGCTGGATCACCAGACCTACTACAAGTCCATCCGGGTCGAACAGGCCCATATCGAAGCGGCCGTTCTGGACCGCATCTTCTCCGCGTGGCTCGCCGAGGCCGTGAGGGTCTTCGGTGCCGGCGATATCGCCGATGCGCCGCATCAGTGGTTCTGGGACGGACACGAACACGTGGACCCGCAGAAGGAAGCCGCCGCACAGTCGCAGCGGCTCGCCAGCCACACGACCACGCTCGCCACTGAGTACGCCCGCCAAGGCAAGGACTGGGAAACCGAACTTCGCCAGCGGGCCAAGGAGGCGGCGCTCATGAAGGAACTCGGCCTGTCAGCGGCGCAAGCCGCGCCGCAGCCGAACGACGACACCGAAACCAACGAAACCGACACCGACGAAGGCGACACCGACGACGCCGAACCCGAAGACAAGGAGGACAGTCGTGCCGCTGCCTGAACCAAACCAAGACAAGACGCGCGAGCAGCAAGCCCGCGCCGAAGCCGGCTCAACCGTGCAACTTCTCAGCGACCCCGGCTCGTTGTCCATCGAAGCCGCAGCCGACATCGCGGCGGCGGACGACGACGGCAAGCCGAAGTTGCCGCGCTTCTCGATGGTCGCCTACACCGGCGGGGCCATGCGCATCGCCGGCTGGCGCTATCCGGTCGTGGTGGACCTGGCCGGCCTGGCGATCCCGTCGCAGTCGCGCCCGATCCGCTTCGGGCATGACGCCGCGGCCGGCGTCGGGCACACGTACCAGCTTGCCGTTTCCGAAGGCAAGCTCGTCGCGGCGGGCGTTGTCTCGCGCGACACGGCCGCAGCGCGAGAGATCGTCGCATCCGCCCGCAACGGCTTCCCCTGGCAAGCGTCGCTCGGGGCGTCCGTGGAGCAGTTCGAGTTCGTGCGTGAGAGCCAGACCGTTCTGGTGAACGGTCGGGAGTTCAAGGGACCCGTCAACGTCGTCCGCAAGGCGACGCTGGGGGAGATTTCGTTCGTCGATCTAGCCGCCGACAGCAACAGCTCTGCGAGCGTCGCCGCGTCGGCCAAGGAGACACCAGTTATGGAAAACAAAGACAAGCAGGATCAGACCAAGGTCGAGGCCGCGGCACAGACGGACGGGGCCGGCAAGGACGCCTCCCCGGCCGTCGCCGATCCGGTGCCGGACATCCGCGCCGCCGCGGTTGAGGAAACCAAGCGCATCGAGTCCATCCGGAAGGTGTGCGCCGGCCGCCACGCGGACATCGAGGCGAAGGCCATCGAGGAAGGCTGGGACGCCGGCCGCACCGAGCTTGAGGTGCTGCGCGCCGAACGTCCGAAGGCCCCGGCTGCGCACATCCGCGACAACACCGTCGATGCCGACGTGCTCGCCGCGGCCGTCTGCATCACCGCGGGGCTGAAGGAGTCCGAGGCGCGCTTCGATGAGAAGGTCCTCGACGCCGCGAGCCGGCGGTTCCGCAGCGGCATCGGTCTGCAAGAACTCATCATGGAGGGCGCGTGGGCCAACGGCTACCAGGGCCGAACGTTCCGCTCCGACATGGAAGGCGCGCTCCAGGCGGCGTTCAGCACGTTCCGCCTGCCGGGCATCCTGTCGAACGTGGCGAACAAGTTCCTGCTGGCCGGCTTCGAGTCGGTGGAAGACACATGGAAGCGGATCGCCGCCACGCGAAGCGTCCGTGACTTCAAGGCCGTCACCAGCTACCGGCTCACCGGGGCGTTCGAGTACGAGGAAGTCGGGCCGACCGGCGAACTGAAGCACGGCGCGGTCGATGAAGAAACCTTCACCAACCAGGCGAAGACCTACGGGCGGATGTTCTCCATCACCCGCACGGACCTCATCAACGACGACCTCGGGGCGCTGACGGCCGTGCCGCGGAAGATCGGGCGCGGCGGCGCGCTGAAGCTCAACAAGGTCTTCTGGACCGCGTTCCTCGACAACGCGGCCTTCTTCACCACCGCCCGCGGCAACTACAAGGAAGGCGCGGCGACGGCGCTGTCGGTGGACGGCCTGACCGACGCCGAACTGCTCTTCCTGGAGCAGAAGGACGCCGAAGGCAGCCCGCTCGGCCTCGTCGCGCGGGTGATGCTCGTTCCGCCGGCGCTGCTGGTCCGCGGGACGCAGTTGATGAACTCGACGGAACTGCGCGACGGCGGCGCGTCGAGCAAGTACGTCACCAACAACCCGCACGCCGGCAAGTTCAGCGTCATCCACTCGGCCTACCTGAGCAACGCCACGATCCCCGGCTACTCGGCCAAGGCGTGGTATCTGCTCGCCGATCCCGACGACCTGCCGGTGGTCGAGGTCGCGTTCCTCAACGGCCAGCAGACCCCGACGGTGGAGCGTGCCGACGCGGACTTCAACGTCCTCGGCATCCAGTTCCGCGGGTACTTCGATTTCGGCGTCGCCCTCCAGGACTACCGGGCGGGCGTGAAGATGAAGGGCGAGGCATAAGCCTCTCAACCATAGGAGCTAACCGACATGGCAACGTTCGTACATGACGGCAAGAGCATCGACTACACGCCCGGCGCGGCCGTGACGGCCGGCGACGTGGTGGTCCAGGGCGAACTGGTCGGCGTGGCCAAGGTGGACATCCCGGCCAGCACGCTCGGCGCGCTGGCGGTCGTTGGCGTCTTCGATTTCCCCAAGGCCACCGGAGCCGGTACGGGCATCGCGGCCGGCGCGGACTGCTACTGGGACGTGGCCGACGGCGAGGCGAAGACCGACGCGGAAGGCGGGGCGAACAAGCTCATCGGCAAGTGCGTCCGCGCCGCGGCCGACGCCGACGAAACCGTCCGCATCCGCATGAGCCAGTGAGGGCTGAGCCTTGGCGAACCTCCTGGTAAAGGCCATCGACTGGCTGGACGAGCAGCGCCTGCGGCACATGTCCGAGACGGTGACGTACAGCCGCGGGGCCGAATCGGTTGAGGTGCCGGCCACGCTCGGAAGCACCGGCTACGAGGTGGCCGACGAGCGGGGCGCGGTGGTCCACACCAAGGCGATGGACTTCCTGATCTCCGCGGCGGACCTGGTGCTCGGCGGGCAGAAGACGCGGCCGAAAGCCGGGGACCGCATCCGCGTGACGTTCGGTGCGGAAGTCCACGTGTTCGAGGTCATGGACCTGGCCGGGGCCGGACACTATCGGCCCTGCGACCCGCACGACCGGACGTTGCGGGTACACACGAAGCGAATCGACGAGGAAGAGGCCTGATGTGCGGGAACGGCGACCAGTACGAGCGCGTGTGCAAGGGCGAGTTCGCGGCCATCCACACGAAGCTGGACCGGATGGACGAAGCCATCCGCGGCAACGGCAAGCCGGGCATTCAGCTTCGGCTGGACCGCCTGGAAGCTGCGGAAGCGGTTCGGTCGCGGCTCATGTGGATCATTGCCGGTTCGACGGTGACGCTGGCGCTCGGCGCGGTCTGGAAGCTGATCTTCGGAGCATAGCGGCATGGCCAAACGATGGCTCAACTCGATGGACGTGGAGGTAAGCCCCAGCGGCGCGCCTCTGTTCGATATCGCCGGTTGCACCTCGCTTGCCGGCGGGACGAAGACCGTCCCTTCGGCCGGCACGCCCCAGCCGCTCGTCGGCGCGTCCACACCGTGCCGGTTCGTGTGGGTCGGTGCCCGCGTGGACAGCTACGGCAACCCGCAAAACACCCGGCCGTGCTTCGTGGGCGACTCGGCCGGCCAGAACATTCCCGTCATGCCCAGCAATTACGAGGGCGTCGTCATCCGCATCGACGACGCGAGCAAGCTGTACGTCAAGGTCGGCATCAACGGCCAAGGCGTCGTCTATCGAGTCTTCGCGTGAGGTAGCCATGGCCACGATCACCAGCGCACAGACCGGCACGTGGGATGACCCAAGCACATGGGTCGGTGGGATCGTACCCGACCCATGGGACGATGACGCCATCATCGCCAGCGGTCATACAGTCGTGATTCTGCCATACAACTACGTCACCATCGCCGACTACCACTTTGTGACTGTGGAGAGTGGCGGTCAGCTGATCGTAGTGGGCGGCTTGGATGCTTTCTTCTACGGCTGGCTGAACGTGCAGGGGGACCTGGCCATCATCGCCGGGGCCTACGTCTACCTCTGGGACGATGGCAATGCGAGCATCGACAGCGGCGCAACGGGCAGCGTGGAGGGCTACGTCGACATGGAGTACTACGCCTACCTCGACGTCTATGGCGAACTGACGGTTGAGGTCGGCGGCTGGCTCTCGTCCTGGTACGATGCGAACATCTACATCGACGGGGGCATCCTCTCGGTTCACGGCCACCTCGACCTCGACGACTACGCATACATAGACCTGTACGGGGGAGGGACGCTGAGCGTCGAGAGTGACGGTGTGGCCGACATCGACGGCTACGTCATGGCCTACGACTACGCCGGCATCCCCGTCTACGGCGACCTCGCCATCGGTTCGTATGGCTACCTAGATGTGGAATATTCCTCGGAACTCACCTGCGAATCTTCTGGATTCCTGGGCGTCGATGGATACGTGCTGGCCGCCGACGACGGCTCGTGCCGCGTCTATGGTCCGATGGAGCTTGCGCCCTCGGCGGGATTCGACGCCTGGTACTACGGCTACCTCGAAGTCAACTACGGCGGTCTCGTGGAGGACTTCGGCTACATCTATATCCACTACGACGCCTTCCTCTACGTGGGCGGTGAAGTCCGCGTCTACCGAGACATCTACATCTCCGGCCAGATGTACGGCGGCGGCAAGATCGTCATGTTCCGCCGAGACGGGCAGATCAAGGACGGGGACGGCAACAGTCTTTTCAAGCTGGACCAAGCCTACGGGCACGGTTTGCAGCGGATCGCATAGGAGAACCGGCTATGGCTGAGCAACCCATGGGCGCACAGGGCAACAAGACGATGGAACTGACCCCGGCCGAGCAGCAGGCCGTGGAGCGGATGCGAATGACGCCCGCCGAGCGCGCCGCCGAGCAGCAGGCCCGCAAGCAGGCGCGGCTCGACGCGATGACCCCGGAGGTTCGGCAGGTCATCGAGGACCGCAACGCCCGCGTCGATGCGATGGACCCGGTGCAGCGCCGGGCGTTCCTCGCCGGCCGTCGGCTGGCTGGCACGGCCCGGTCGCTCAAGCTCGAAGTCCAGAAGGGCTTGTCCTTCGACGAAGCGATGGCGTCGCTCGAACAGGCGGAAACCGAAGCGGTGGACTGGCTCCGCGGGAAGCTCGCTGGGGCAGGAGCGTAGCGGAACCTATGGCACTGATCGCGGACATCGCCGACGCCGTTGTAGCCGAGCTTAACGCCGGCTCGTTCAGCGTGCCCTTGACGGCCGAACGGCTGTATCGCCCGGACTTCGAGCTTCCGGACATGAAGGACCTGCACGTGTCGGTCGTGCCGCACGGCCTGGAGATGTCCACAGCCGGCCGGGCGCTGTGCCAGCACGACGTGCAGATCGACCTGGCCGTGCAGAAGAAGCTCGACGCCGCGGACAACGCGGAGATCGACGCGCTGATGGGCCTGGTCGAGGAACTCGCCGAGTTCCTTCGCACGAAGCGGCAGTTCGGCGATGCGGTGTGGGTCCGAACGGAGAACTCGCCGGTCTACTCGCAAGAGCACCTCGGCGAACTGCGGCAGTTCACGAGCGTCCTGACGGCAACGTTGCGGGTGGTGAAGACATGATCGGCATGGTCACCAAGCAGATGTTCTTCGACCGCGACAAGGTGCGTAGGCGCACCGACACCGGAACGCGGCGCGTGCTGAGCCGGTTCGGCGCGTACGTCCGCACAACCGCGAAGCACAGCATCCGCAAGCGCAAGCGGATCAGCGACCCCGGCGAGCCGCCGAGTTCGCACACCGGCCTGCTGCGGCGGTTCATCCTCTTCGGCTACGACCGCGACCGCCGAAGCGTCGTCATCGGCCCGATGCGGCTGAATCAGAAGGTCGGAGACGCGCCGGCCGCACTGGAGTACGGCGGGACCTCGACGGTGGTCGAAGGGCTTCGCCGCCGCCGGCGGAAGCGGCGCATTCGGATAGCGGCTCGCCCCTACATGGGGCCGGCCTTCGAGCAAGAGAAACCCAAGCTGCCCGCCATGTGGCGCGACAGCGTGAAATAGGGAGGCGCTACTCATGGCAACCTACGTACTCGGCATGAACGCCGGGCTGTACCAGGGCACGGCCGGCGAAACCGATCCGAGCCTGATGACCGAGGTGGATAACGTCCGCGACGTGACGCTCTCCCTGGAGGCCGGCGAAGCGGACATCACCACGCGCGGCAACTCCGGCTGGCGAGCCACGGCTCCGACGCTTCGTGAGTGCACCGTCGAGTTCCAGGTGGTGTGGAAGCCCGGCGATGCGGTCTTCGAGGCAATCAAGGCGGCGTTCCTCACCGCCGGCACTGTCGCCCTGGCGGTGCTCGACCAGAAGCGGACCATCTCCGGCGCGCAAGGGCCGCTCGGCGACTTCTCGATCACCAACTTCAGCCGCTCCGAAGCGCTGGAGGAGGCCATCGTCGCCGATGTGACGGCCAAGCTCGCCCGGTTCGAGGAATGGCACGAGGTGGCGTGATGAAGACCTTCACCGACGCGGCAGGGCGCACCTGGACGATCACGCTGAACCTCGGCACGGCGATGGCCGTGAAGGAGAAGCTCGGCGTGGACCTGCTCCAGCCGGAGGCCGGCGATCCGCCGCTGCTGACCCGGCTGGGGACCGACGAGCTTCTGCTCGGCGAAGTGCTCTGCTCCCTGCTCGAAGCCCAGTTCGAGGCCAACAAGGTCACGGCGGAAGACGTGAGGGCCGGCTTCGATGGCACGACGCTCCTGGCGGCGCAGAAAGCCTTCTACGAGGAACTCGTGGGTTTTTTCCGGAGCCGCGGGCGCAGCGATCGCGCCCGCGCGGTGGAGACGCAGGAGCGGATGATCGACGCGGCGGTCAAGGCCATCGAGACGCGGATCGAAGGCATCGACATCGACGAAACGATCCGTGGCGCGATGTCTGGTTCGTTGCCGGAGCCGTCGGAGTCGATCCCCGGCCGCTGACGTTGCGGCAACTGCTGTGGATGGCCGAAGGCCACGGCCGGGACGAATGGGGCCGACTGTCGGTGCTGTGCGCGTTGATCGGCAACGCCCACCGCGACCCGAAGAAGGGCCGGGCCTTCAAGCCGAGCGACTTCGACCCGTTCGGCCGCGAGCCGGGCGAGGTTATCGAGGTGAACCGAGAGAACATCGGACTACTGCGAGGGGCCTTTGCGGGCCGGAAAGGAAACTGACATGGACGTGAGCGGCATCATCGAGGCGCTGGGCAAGTTCTTCAACTCCGGCATCGGCTTCGCGCTGATCTGGGCGGGCATGGTCGGCGTCTTCCTGTGGCTGGCGAGCAAGTTCAACCCGTTCCAGGAGACGTGGAAGAAGTACGAGGGCAGCATCATCACGGGCATCAAGCTCGCCGAGAAGCAGATTCCCGACGATACGCCCAACTCCGGCCTGGCGAAGCTTGACGCGGCGCTGCGGTTCGTTCTGAACGCCTACGCCGAGGCGAACAGCGGCAAGCAGCCGTCCGCCAAGGAAATCGAGCAGATCCGCCAAGGCATCCAGATCAAGCACGCCGACCTCGACCGCTTCGGCGGGCTGTCGAAACCAAAGGAAGCTTCCCTGTGAAGTGGCTCGTCGCGATCATCACCGCCGTGCTGCAAGCGCTGCTGCCGTGGCTGCACAAGCAATCGAAGCCGACGGCCGAGGACGCCGACCCGGCGCGTGAGGAGCGCGACAAGCTGCGGAAGAAGGTCCGCGAACACTGGGACGAACCATGAGACGCCCGAAACTCGAAATCTACCGTGACGGCCGGCGTGAATGGCGCTGGCGGCTCCGCGCCGCCAACGGCCGCATCGTCGCCGACAGCGGCGAGGGCTACCGCCGTCGCGCATCGGTCTACCGCGCTATCGAATGTGTGCGGGCACTGCTGAGCGACGATGTGAATGTAGAGGAAATGAAATCATGATTCGCAAGCTGATCCTGCTCCTGATCCCTATCCTGTT